TCCTGCACCATTCGTCCCAATAATTAAGTTTGTATGATGTTTTTGAAAATCCATCTCTATGAACTGATTCCCAGTTGAGAGAAAGTTCTTCCATTTAATTTTTTTGAAGGTTATCATTTTTAGGAGGAATTACAATATCATTAGTAGTAATTACGGCATACTTGTAGTTATTATTCTTACAAGTTTTTATGGCAAGTTCGTCATCAACTTCCACGATTTCCATTTCTTTTTCGTAGTCTTCATCATACTCAAGCATCATAGCATATCGAGTGGCATCATCCTCTTCTTCAAATAAAAATAAAACCTTTTCTCCATATTGGTCCTGAACGGCATATGCCCCATCATCTTTACGACCCTTAAGAGTTAAAAGAAACATTTTACTCCACTTCGCAAGCTTGTTTATAAAGATCTTCAAATATACTTTTGATAGTACTCTTATCAAAATTAAATTCCGATTCATCAATATAACGATTTAGAATTGTAATAGTATTTTCATCTTCACTAATATCAAATTCTTCATTCTCTTGAATTTCAAAATTTTCAATAATTTTTAATTCTTGAACTCCAATACTATAAAGTTTATCAATAAACTTTTCAAAAGACTTTATATTTGATTTCTTACGGACAATCACTTTTACAATTTTATTTTGATACTCTGTTGCATCAAACATTTGATGCGGAGTATCCTCATAATAAATGTTATAGAATAATTTATAAGGATTATTAATTGGCGTGTGCTCTAGAGTTTCAGTATCAAAGATATGAAATCCACGAGTATCATTTACATCCGTCCAGTACATTTCATAAGGATTACCGAGATAGAACACAGTTCCATTATCAGAACGAGTGTGGTAATGACCAGAAAATACCTTTGTGAAGTTTGAAAAAAGATTTGCTTCCAGTCCATGATCCTCCATTACAAGATGTTTATTGACTCTAAATCCTTTGAGTTCTAAATGCCCCATCGCAATCTTTGCCTTTGACTTCTGAATAACTTTTAGAGTTTCATCATAGTTTTCACTACAAATCCAAGGAATAAAAGTCATATCAATTCCACAAACCTTCGTATTCGTTGGGGAACTATAAGTCTTTATGTTTGGATAATCTTTTAGGAGAAGAGTAGGAGAGTTTACATCATTTGTAGATTTGTAGTAACAATCGTGATTACCCACAATCATATGAACATCATATTTTTTGAGTGGGTCAAATACGACTCTCTTTGCCCACTCTAAACTTTGATAATCAATTGACTTACGACTATCAAAGGCATCTCCCATATGAATGACTGTTTCTACCCCGTGTTCTTCAAGGGCAGGGAAGAAGACACTCTTATAGAAGAGTTCAAAGTAATCGTGAAGATGCTTAGAACCTTTTTTTGCGCCCCAATGGGTATCAGAAATTACGCAAATTTTCATAATAATTTGTTTCCTTTGCGGATGTTTTCAGTAGCAGTCAAAATTTGCAAATTATCTGGGTGATGCTTACCCCCTCTTGAAATTGGATAAATATGGTCTACATGATGGGGGACCCCAGTTTCTTCCGTTATCTTAGCACATTCTTGGTAGATAAGCAAGATACGTTGATGTTCTTCTGGTGTTAGGATTGGTGCCTCACCAAACTTCTTTGCTCTATACCTATATGTGCTATTATTTTGCTTTTCTTTTGTTCTATAAGGTTTCATCAACTCTTCATTATTCAGTTTTTCAAGTCCCCTTTTAATAGCACAAGGAGCACAACCCCAAGTAGAGACATACTTCTCATAACTACCACATTGTTTACAGGCAGTAGAACCCTCATAAGTTTTCTTACCTTCTTTTATTGAATTTTCACGAGCAGCACTTTTTTGAGTATATCCTCGTTCCTTTGCCTTTTCTTTATTTCTTTTTAAATTTTCCCCCATTATCCGTTTCCTTTCTTCGGGGGTATATTTTGGTTTAGTCATAAGTATTTCTAACTCCAAAGTGTATAGTTATTTATAATACTTTGGAGTTAGAAAAGGTCATCGGTTTCCGTTTCTGTACTGGATGGCGTCTTTCATACTGTTGTATTCACTATTGTTCCCAGAAAGCACTCCGTCATCAATTGTCATAACCTCATCATAACCGGTTCTTTCAATAATTTTTGTCTTGATTTCCAGTTGCTTCTTTTCTTTCTGAATTCTTCTCAAAAAGGCATAGTGAATAATCTGAGTGAAATAAGCAAAAGGATTCTGAGACCTTTCTGGATTGAAATTGTGAATGTACTGAACACAATTCTCTATTCCATCGGAGCACATATCCTCACGGAACATATAATTTACAAAATTGGGTTTATATGAAAGGTGAGTGGCAATCTTCAAGAAGCATTCTCCAATATAATCTGGAATTCTAGGTTTTCCTTCCCAAGCACCAGACTTAGGAGGATACTTATCATACTTCTCAAAGTACTTCTGTGCTGCCTTATCTACTTTAGATCTATAAACAATAAGAGATTCTAATAACTCTTTATTGTTTACATAATGTTCTGATTTCTTTTTAGGCATAGCATCGAACTTTTAGTATAAGTTGTTATCATTATAGCACATACCGCAAGGGCTTGACAAGTATTGAAAAACCGTATAGACTAGGTTTGTCCCCGTTGAAGATAAGTCTTAGCTTTCTTTATTATCTTTATAGAGATTCTCCAAATTCTTTCTTGCTTCCTCTACCGAAGATACATAACCCATAGTTGATGAAGGTTTGACTTCTCCAGCTGGTTTATAAACTTCTATTGAACCATCACTTATATAATGTTCATATAACTGAATTAATTTAACGTCTTGTGTTTCAGTCATCGTAATGACTTTATCAAGTTTAATTAAGTACATATCATCACTTGACATTTCTATCCAAGTCTTAATCTTCACATAAGAATCACCGGTAGAGGTTGTTACAGGTTTCATAAGTACTGGATTTTGTAGAATAATAATTGGATCACCATCATTCTCATCTATCATAATAAGTGATAGAATCTCTTCACTTGATACTAATTTTAAAATACAATAGAACTCTTCTCCCATATTAATCTTTAAGTGGTATGTTTACAATATCGTAATTAAAGTTTTCTTCTGCATAAATCTTAATTCTTTCAATTAAGTGATTAAGTGTATAATTCTTTCTTGACTTGTAACTAATATCATCAGCAATATCATATAAAGTTGCTCTTACTTTATTATCTCCTTTTCTTAAGACTCTTCCGATTGATTGGAGATTTCTTATTCTTGATTTACTAGGAGAAGCAAATATAACATTATGAAGATTTCTGATATTGACACCAGTAGAAAAAGTGCCGTAGGAAGCAACGATGATTGCATTATTCTCTCTTTCGGTAATTTCCCTAACTAATTCTCGTTCTTCAGTAGCAACCCCTCCATGAACAAAGAATACGTGTCTATTGTCAGTTTTGCTATTATTTATGAGTTCGTAAAGTGGTTGCCCGTGACCCTCTACTCTGGCAAAAAGAACAAGAGTATTTCCCTTCAAGTCAAGAGCAAGATTTTTAATAAAGTTATTTCTTTTTTGATGAGTAATAATATACTGAACCTCATCCTCAAATACTTCAAATCTGTGAGGAGGATGCTTCAGTAGTAGAACTTTAATATCTAATTTAGCAAGATGACCTTTCTGCATCAGTTCATCCGTCTTGATAATCTTATATGAAGGTCCAAATAAACCTTCCAAAACCCACTTATGAGTTTGAGACCCATCCAGTGTTCCGGTGAATCCAAAACGATATTTTGCATCACAAAGTTTCGTCATTATAGATATTAATGACTTGGATTTAAATTGGTGTGCCTCATCTCCTACGACTACATTAAATCTGGAAAAATACTGCTTGGGAAGTTTGTAAATAGACTGCCAGGTGGTAATAATAACTTGGGAATCAGTTTCTCTTTCCTTACCAGCGTATATCTTGTGGCAGTATGAACCAACATCAAACCCATAACTTGCAAAATCTTTATACATTTGTTCTACAAGGGAAGTCGTTGGAACAACTACGAGAATATTTTGTTCTTTCTCAACATAATATCTCACAATACCATATATCATCAAAGACTTTCCAGAAGCAGTTGGAGATATCAATAATTTACGATTATATTTTAAAGCGTCGTATACTCCCTCAATTTGGTAATCGCGTGGAATATGGGAGCAAATAGAATTTAAATAATCCTTTACACCTTCTTTTGAAATATTTTCATTTATCTCAAAGGGGAGTCCATAAAACTTATTATTCACAAATTCATAAGTATAATCGTGGTCTTTACAGAACTG